GCAAACAATTCTCACACCGCTTTGGAAAAGATGGGTGTTCTGGGTGAAACGCTGCAGTCCGCCGGGGACAAAATTTCCGGTGTGGGACAAAAGCTGCTGCCAGTCACTGCCGGTGTCACGGCTCTGGGCACCATTGCTGTGAAAACTGGTGCAGACTTTGATGCTGCTATGTCCAAGGTAGCGGCGGTATCCGGTGCGACTGGTTCAGAGATGGACGCTCTCCGGGAAAAAGCCCGTGAAATGGGCAGCAAAACAAAATTCTCTGCAAGTGAGGCTGCGGATGCTATGAACTACATGGCAATGGCAGGCTGGAAAACCAATGATATGCTCAGCGGTATCGAAGGTATCATGAATCTTGCCGCCGCTTCTGGGGAAGACTTGGCATCTACTTCGGACATTGTCACGGATGCTTTGACCGCTTTCGGTTTGTCTGCTTCGGACAGCGGACACTTTGCAGATATTCTGGCTGCCGCATCAAGCAATGCCAACACCAATGTCAGCATGATGGGCGAAACTTTCAAGTATGCCGCTCCGGTGCTGGGTTCTTTGGGCTATTCCGCTGAAGATTCCGCTATCGCCATTGGACTGATGGCAAACGCCGGTATCAAATCCTCACAGGCTGGTACAGCACTGCGTTCCGCCATTACCAATCTGGCAAAGCCAACAGATACGGTAGCATCTGCCATGGAACAGTATGGCATTTCTCTGACAGATAGTTCCGGCAAGATGTATTCTCTGCGGGAACTCATGGAACAACTCCGACAGAAATTAGGCGGTCTTTCTGAGGCAGAACAGGCACAGGCAGCCGCATCGCTGTTTGGCAAAGAGGCAATGTCCGGTATGCTGGCAATCATCAACGGTTCCCCGGCGGACTTTGAAAAACTGTCCAATGCCATTGATACCTGTTCAGATACAGTAGACGGCTACAATGGCACGACTGAAAAAATGGCGGCTGTCATGCAGGATAACCTTGCCGGACAAGTGACCATCTTGAAGTCCCAGCTGGAAGAGTTGGCGATTTCCTTTTCTGATATTCTGATGCCCACCATTCGTTCTGTGGTTTCCCACATTCAGGAACTGGTGGACAAGCTGAACCAGTTAGACCCACAGACCAAAGAAACCATTGCAAAGATTGCACTGGTGGCTGCTGCTCTGGGACCGATGCTGATCGCATTGGGAAAGACCATCTCCAGCGTGGGAACGGTCTTTTCCGCAGTGTCCAAACTGCCTGCACTTTTCTCGGCTGTGCAGAGTGGCATCGGAGCCATTACCGGAGCGTTGGGCGTGTCATTAGGTTCGCTGCTCGCCATTATCGCAGCTGTTGCCGCTCTGGTAGCTGCCTTTGTGCATCTCTGGAAAACCAATGACGAATTCAAAAGCAACATCATCGCCATCTGGGAACAGATCAAAAGCACATTTACCGGATTGACACAGGGCATCACTGACCGGCTAAACGCTCTGGGATTCGACTTTGAGAGTTTTACCGATGTGCTGAAAGCAGCGTGGGACGGACTGTGCAATCTGTTAGCTCCCATTTTTGAAGGCGTTTTTCAGAATATCTCCAACATCTTTTCAGAGTTTACTGGCGTTCTTCTGGGGCTGCTGGATGTTCTGATTGGTCTGTTCACTGGTGACTGGGAACAGTGATGGAATGGCATCAAGGGTATTTTTACGTCTATCTGGAATTTCATTGTCAACACGTTCCGCAATATCATGAATACTCTGAAAGGCATTGCAGATGTGGTGCTGGGATGGTTCGGAACAAGCTGGAACGAAGTCTGGACTTCCATCAAAACATTTTTCGTGGATACATGGAACAGCATTGCTTTCTTCTTCACGGGAATCGTTACCGGAATCCGGGACTTTTTCGTCAACACCTGGACGTCCATTTCCAATACCTTCACCGCCATTGTCACTGCCATTCAGACGGTGGCAACAACTGTATTTACGGCGATTCGGGATTTCTTCACCACCATTTTTACAGCGATCTACAACTTTTTCAGCACGATTTTCAATGCCATTTACAATGTGGTTTCTACGGTTTTTCAGGCCATTCATAACGTGATTACAACCGTTTGGAATGCCATTTACACCACCTTAGAACCGCTGATCACGGCATTTGGCTATCTGTTTCAGACGATTTTTGAAGCCATCCAAATCATTGTGGGCAGAGTGATGGACTGGATTTCGGAGAAGATCAGTGCCATTTGGAATGCGATCGTGGCGTTTTTAACGCCCATTCTAGAGGGCATCCAAACGACCTTTGAAACCATCTGGAACGCCATTTCTACTACGATTTCCACGGTCTTGACGGCAATTCAAGATGTGGTGACTACGGTTTGGAATGCGGTATCTGGTTTCATTTCTTCTGTTTTGTCTGCGATCTGGAGTGTGGTTTTTTCCATCTGGAACAGCATCTCCGGCACGATCTCCAGTGTGATGAATGCCATTTTTTCTGTGGTATCCTCCATCTGGAATCAGATTT